AATCTTCCCGGATTAATTCATCGATTGAATCGGCTATGGGAAAAGGCGGGGAAGTTGTGATCCTGGACGAAGGTGCTATGGTTACGGACCAAACTTGGTCAACGATATTCCGTATGATTGCCGGAAAGAAAAAAGAACGGACTCAAATAATTAAACTAGGAAATCCTTTTTACCGGAATCATTTATACCGGCATAGTATCGATCCCCGTTGGTATCAAATCAGAATTAATTACCGCGATAGTATAACCGATAGAATCGCTGGGTATCATGGATATGACGATGAGATAATCGAAATGGCGAAGGATGAATTATTATTCGATATTTTATTCAATAATTTATTTCCTCCTGAAGAGGCGTATGACAGATTGGGATATCAACAAGCCATAACCTTAGAAATGCTGGAATCATTTTATATTTCAGAATCCCAGTTTGTACCGCAGGCCGAACGGACCCGCCGAAGATTGGGAATTGACCAGGCTTCCGGCGGGGATTATTCAACGATTGTTTACCGGGATGATTATTCATCAAAAATATTATTTATAGAGAGACTATCGGATGAGATTGTATTTGCAAATAAAATAATTAATTATGCCCGTGAATATGAAATACTTCCCTCGAATTGTTTTCTGGATATTGTAAATAATCATGCCCTGTTATCCTACTTGCATAATCCCCCGTTACGATTCTTTGCAACTGGTATCAATATCGGTTCCATGTCGGAAAAAAAACGGGAAGAGAAAAATAAAGAAATTGAAACTCATGAAAAAGATAGACGGTCACAACACGTCATGAAATACGATTCATTGAAAGCGGAGGCGACTGAAAAAGAAATCAAATGGTTAAAAAAAGGCGGTAAATTAATTCAACATCCCGGGTGGAAAGAATTACTTTATGCTTCTAAATTTAAAGTCATTGGAGATGAGGTATTGTTTTTTATATCCAAAGCAGATTTAAAAAAATTGGGGTTTCATTCCCCGGATTGTCATGAGGGATTAATGCTGACTTTTGCACAGGATGCATCCATCCCGCAATTCAAAGCGACCGGGGAACAACGGATAACCCAGAAAAAACTAAAAGGGTTTTAAATTGACAAATCATTCCGGTTAGAATAAATTATTAGCCATGCCGATTGTTAAACTATACGGTCCCAGCGGGAAGATTCTCGATAGACCCATTTACAAAGTCGTTGCCCCCGTAAAAGATAATCCATTTCGTTATTGGCTGGCTCCCCCGGATATGTGGAGTCCCAACCCGGATTTCATTGTTACGTTTCATTCTGACGGGAAGCAAATCGATATTTTCAACGATATTGAAACCGACCCGAAAGTATGGGGAGCACTCAACCAGATTAAAAACAAAATCACTTCTTATCCCAAACTGGTCACTCCATTTCAAAAGAAAAATCAGGATGTTACCCCCAAAGATTCCATGATTGCCGATTTTGCAGAGGATGTTTTGTTGAATGAAATTCCCTCCATAGATGATAAAATTCATGAAATGCTGGATGGGATTTTAAAGGGGTATTGTATTCAGGAAATTGTTTATTCCGGGGATTTGGAACATCCACGAGTTGATAATATGGTGGGCGTTTACGATATTCTCATGCGTCATCAAAGACGGTTCGGTTTCACAATGGAAAATGAAATGAAAATGATGACCCGTCAAAATATGATACCGGGGGAATATGTACCCAAAAATAAATTTATTCATTTCCGGTTTGATCCCCGCAATGATAACCCTTATGGAAATCCATTGGGTAACAAGATATTCTGGTGGTGGTGGATTAAAAAAGAAATTATAAAATTTTGGGCAACCTTCCTGGATAAGTTCGGTCAACCGACTGCTTTGGGTGAATATGCGAGAGGCCTAGGTCAACCTGAAATCGATGAGTTATTAAATATTTTACAAACAATTCAAACCGAATCTTCCATCGTTATTCCCGATGATACCAAAATAAGATTATTGGAAGCTACCCGAACCGGCTCAACCGATGGATATAAACAGGCAATTGAATATTGCGATAGCCAGATTATTTATTGTATTTTGGGACAGGAAGGAACCAGCAGTTCTAAGAATGTTGGGAGCCAAGCACGGGATGAAACTTTGCAATTTGAAGTCACCGACCCGATTATCCAAGGATATTGTAAAAATATTGAAACGGCGATTAACTGGCAGTTGGTCCGGTTCCTTGTGGATATTAATTTTGGTCCGCAGGAAGGATACCCGCATTTCGATATCAAGCATGAAAAAGAAGAGGATACCAAAAAGATTGCAGAAGAATTAAATGCAGCGAATGAATTGGTGGATTTACCCGAAGATTGGAAATATAAGAAATTAGGAGTCCCGAAACCATCCGCCGGGGAAGCAGTTATCCCGAAGAAACAATTTGGCGTTTCCGGTTTTGGAAATCCGTCCGAATCAGAATTTTCCAATCCAGAATTAGTAAAGGAATTTGCAAAGAGATATTCTCTGGAAGAAATTGAACAAATGGCGATTGACGATTATTCCAAAATATCCGGTAAGGCATTAAGCCGATTGATTGACGAGCTTAAAAAAAAACAAACCACAATGATGCTATAGAATTTCTAAATCAACATAAATTATTCAATCCCGATGAGCTGGATAGCATCTCCAAATTAATAGGTAACTTTCGATTGATTATGAATTTACTGGGTAGAGCCGATTTAGTTTACGATTTAAATAAAAAAGGATTCCGGTTCAGCAGTTATCCGGTTTCTGAATTTGCAAAACGGGAACCGAAAAAAGGAGACGTAGTTGCCGATGGATTAATTAGCGGTCAAATAGTTGGAGAGGGAAATATCAAAGCCGGAAAGAATTCATTACCCGCTTGGAAGATTAAAAAATCCAACGGGGATATTGATTATATAATCAAGGAACAGGTAACAGCACATATACTTAAAGAAGATTTCCCGGGGAATAAAGCCTTATCCAGCAAGGAAAAATTATTACAGAAATTATTAATCGCTCCGACTTCCCTGATCCATCCGATTACCCGAAATAGTTTAATTAAGAATGTCATGGAATCAGGGTTGGGTACATCGGCGGCGGAGATTGTCATTCAAAATAAAATCCCCATGCCAAAAGATAAATTTATGGAACTGGCAAAACGGGAACGGGCATATGCTTTTACGGTAGCCGATGTCACCGATACAAACACGATAGAACGATTAAAAAATTCTTTTCAAACTTCTTTTGAATCCGGTGAAACCTTCGCACAATTCAAAACCAGATTTCAGGAAATCGAACAATCCACCGGATTAACACCGAGAGCACCGCATCAAATTGAAACGATATTTAGAACCAATTCATCGAGTGCATATTCTCAGGGATTGTATGAAGAAACCAACGACCCCGATGTAGCCGATTTTGTCTGGGGTTATCGTTATCTCACAGTCGGTGGGAAATCCGGTGATGGAAGAAATCGACTAAATCATTTGGCAATGGCGGGATTTGTGGCAAGAAAAGATGCACCAGTTTGGAAACGCTGGTGGACACCGAACGGGTTTAATGAGCGTTGTAGTATTCAAACCATATCCCGATTTGAAGCAGATAGAAACGGATGGTTGAATCAAATGTACCCTGTAGGCAATCCCCCGAATGTAGAACCAGATGAAGGATTTCGGGATGTAAAATTTGTAAATCAGGAAGCGATTGTATGAGCCAGACCCTCCCGGTGGATGTTCAAATGATAGTGGATGGATATTCCCGGAATGAAATTTTTATCAAAGCATTTCTGGATATTTTAGCGACTGAAGGAATTGTAAAATGTTATCAATCAGAAATTGTAGAATTCTTAAATCTGGATCAATCCAATGTGAACCGTGCCTTAAAATCACTTATAAAAAAACAACAAATTAAAATTATTTCTAAAGGAAACTCCCGGACTCCTACCACTTTCAAGGTTGACTAATTGACAACCTTGACTATTGACATTATAAGGTTTTGGTTTTATAACTATTTACACAATGTTAAATTTAGTATCAGCCAAAACGAAAAGGGAATGCGAAACCGGATTAATGATAAGTTAATCCGGTTTTTTTATTTTATGCCTGAAAAATATAAACAATGCGTGATGAAGAAAACCGGCGAAGGAATGAATGATAAAGAAGCCAAAGCACATTGCGCAAAAGAATATTTCAAAGAAACAGGGATGTCGGTCAAGGATGCAGAAAATTACGTCTCCCAGTTTGCAGACAATATCGACCAGGTAATTGAATTCCATGAAAAAGAAACCCATGGCAAAGAAATTTCTTTTATCGGGAAATTAGTCAATACCATACTGGGAATTAAAACCAAGGAACCGGAAAATAAAGTGATTCAATATTCGGATTGTATAACCTATGATGAAAATTCCAAAGAGTTACTTGTTAAAATTGCAGAAGCGGGCAAATATCCTGAAGGGGATGTATCCGAATCCGATTTGCAAGTATTTGTAGATAATTCAATTTCTTATTCAAGAAACGGTGATACAGAAATCCCATTTACATTAGGTCATCCCAAAAAAGACCCCGACACCGGACGTTATATCGAAGAACCGGATAAAATACACGGCTGGATAAAACCCATGACCCTTAAAAAAGAAGGCACATCTGTTTATGCCCGTGTTCATAATTTAACCAATGATATGAAGCGTTGGATTGAAGAAAAAAGAGTCCGTTATATTTCACCAGGAGTTGCCTCTTTTTCAAAAAGATTTCATCACGCCGCTGGATTAAGTATTGATTCACCCGCCATGCACGGAATGGAAATTAAATCCTATTCCGAAAATCATCCTATTATTTGCTATATGTCAGAAGGAGATTCTATGACACCGGAAGAAAAAAAGAAAATTGAAAAAGAAGCCGCTGAGAAAGCCGTTTCCGAATATAAGGCAACGCAGGAAAGACAATCCAACCAATCTGCTATTGCCGAATATTGCAAAGGTAAAAAAGAATCCGGTTGTTTAACAATCCCCATGAAAAATATGTTGGAAGCGATTCTCTACCGGTCATCTTCTATTCAGGAAGTCACAGAATTTGTAGATATTGAACCCAAAATTACTGAATATGTAAATCAGAAAGTGGAAGCGGGGGCGAAAAAAGAAATCATTCAACCGATCGCTGAAATTATGTATGGGAAGAAACCCCTGTTTGCCAGTATTCAGGAATTTGTCAATTTGATTCCAAAAAATGCTTTAATCCCGTTTGGAAAAACGGAAATGGAAGGCGAACTGGAAAAAGTTCATGAATATGCGGATATGATTGAAGCCGGTTATCAAACTGCTATCCCGAATAAAAATACTTCCCCGGAATCTAAAGCATTATTTGATAAAGTAGTTGCAGAATTCCGTAAAAGAAATTTAAAACCCAGTGAATATAAAGCCAACTGGAATAATGTTGTTGAATTCGTTTCTAAAGGAGCCTAATAAATTATGACAACTGTTTTCGACAATTTACAAACCGGAGTAAGCGTACCGCCTCCCGTTTTACGTTCATCAATTGCCGCTATTGATTTAACCAATTCCGCCGGAGCGGTTATTGTAACTCCGACTACTGGATATATGGGTTGTGGTATGAAAATTACGACTCGACCTACTGCTCCATCAAGAGGTTGGGCGGGTCAATTTGCAATCACAGTTTTAGCAGCTGCCTCCGATATTCCCGTAGGTGTATTATGGGATTTGATTAAAGCTGCCGGACCCGCGGCTGCCGGTGCAGCGGGTGACGAAGCCGTTATCGCTTGCAACGGCGGCGGAGCTTATGTTTATGCCGCCGGTGCACTTACAGTTGGGGTTTACGTTATGTATTCATCTGGAACACAAGTTACCACAGCGACTGCCGGAAATTGGGTTATTGGTCAAACGCTTGAACCTGCGGCGGCTGCCGGAGACAGAATTGCTATTCTTGTAAATATTCATCACTGGGGAACATAAACTGATTTAAAGGAGAATTAATAACTTATGCCAGCACCGACTTTTGGAATACAAACACAAGACCCGATATTAACCGGTCATGCCCTTGGAGTAAAAAATGATAATTTAATTGGAGAAAAAGTTTGCCCGATGGTCCCCGTAGGTTTAGCCGGTGATGGTGGAGCTTTATTATCCGGTCAATTCCCGATATTTGATGATAATTTTATTTTTCAAATTGCTTCTGCCAACCGTTCACCGGGCACAAGAGCCAACCAAATTGGACGGCAAATCAGATGGTATCAATTTAATTGCTCGGAAGATTCATTAGAATTTCCAATTACCGATGAAGATAGACGGAGAAATCAAACGGGTGTTGATTTGGATCGATTCGGCACTACTTCAGTTACCGACCAGATTTTATTAAATCATGAAGCGAAAGTGGCCGCTCTCTATTGCGATTCCGGGACATTGACACAATATGAAACTATTTCTGCTGCCAATCAATTTAATAATTATTCCAATGGTAATGCGGACCCCCGCCCTTACGTGGAAGCGGCACGGCAAGTTATTTTAAAAGCGACCGGGTTTGAACCCAACAGCCTTATTATTGCTCAATCCGTTTGGTCTGTTTTGAAATTTCATCCGGCTTTACAAAATATGTTTTTCAATCAAGGCCGTCAACAAGTCAGCGAAGAACAGGCAAAAACTATTTTTGCAATCGAAAATATTTATATCGGTAAATCAGTGGCTACATTCAATAATTACGCACAAGCTACCCAGACTCGGAAATTTATCTGGGGAAATAATATGGTATTAGCCTATATCGATCCGGGTGCAATCGCCAGCCCTGATGGAAAACGACCCACATTAGGTATGACATTCCGTTCCGGTGGAATGGTTGCGGATACCTGGTATGAACAACCGGTGAAAACAACCTTTGTTCGCAGTGGTCAATATTTGGATGTGAAAGTACCACTACCTGCGGCAGGGTATTTATTCCAAAATTGTATTAACGCAGCATTAGTCAATTAAATAAAAGGAGCTAATTTAAAATATGAAAACTTTGAAGATTTTATACCTGATAACTGTGGTTGCCATTCTTTCTGTCGTTTCCTCGTTTGGTTTGACTGTGCCTACACAACCGGACCCGGTAACGGGGTTGGCATATATGAATATGTCTACTTTCAATATTACCCTGTTGAATATTACAACCGGGCAATTTTTGGGGAATTCAACGACCTCAGGGAAAGCTCCCATTGTCAAATATTATGGATTGCGATTATTTACCATCAATGCCGGTTCCTCGGTGACAACGGCAATTAAATATACTCTCTATGATGCAAAAACATATGGAGAAGTAACTATCGCGAGTAGAATTGCTCATATCATCGATAGTTTTACAATTTCATCTGTGAATGTAGATGCGATTAATAATGGAACCAGTGCAGACCCGTTAGCGATTACATTAAGACCTTTTTTGAAAAATTCCAGTGGTAATTTGATTCCTTATTTTCCAGTAGAAGGCGTTTGGATTGTGGTTACAGATGCAAATGGAAATTATAGTTATCAATCCGGACAAGCTCAACTTTGGTATAGACCTTAAATAAATTTAATCCCGGCCGGGGAAATCAAAAGACTCATCCCCTGCGATTCCCCGGTTAATCTTTTTCATGAGGTAATTATGGCAGCAGAAAAAACAAAGAAAACGCTTGAATATTATGCCGATGTCGTTATTAATCATAATAAAAAATTATATCAACCCGGCGAACCATTTCCTATCAATGAAATACCGGAGAAAGACGAACGGGGTGGTAATCCACGCGCACAGTTCATCAAAGATGGATATGTCCGGGTGGTTGACCCTAGCAAAAAGAAAGTTTTGAAGGTCAAGAATAATTTCACCTTTGAAAATATCCTGCAATTAAAAGCAGGGAAAAAGATTGACCCGCTAGATTTTACAAAGGTTGCATTGGAACGATTAGAAAAAAATCCGAATATCGAAATAGTCATTATCGATGAAAGCGAATAAAAGTGAATGGCTTTACCTCCTGTTACTCTGACAAATATTAACGACTCACTACCTAGTGGGTTATTATTGTCATGGGTACAGGATAAAACAGATACTACCGCCTATACCGCTTTTCTAACGGATAACGATACCAATAAAAATACGGCTCCCAATTCCCGTGTCTATGTACAAATCAATAAAGCGATTTCCGAAGTCAAGGGTTATATGATTGACCGGAAAGCGATTGAAGATATCACGTCGTGGACAGGAGCACTTCTGGAATGCTGTATTGATATCGCTATTTGGAATTTAATGTCAAAAAATAATCAGCAGGATGCAGACGGATTGAGATACGCCCGCTACAAAGAAAAAATTATGTATTTGCGGAGAGTTCAAGAAGGGAAAGCGTCGATAACCGACCCGGAAACGGCACCGACCACGGCATCGGCACAAAGTAACAAATCTACATTGCCCCGGATGAATACAACCCGATTAAGTGATTTAGGAAATTCAGGATACAGGACTTGGTAAATGGAATCAATTGCTATTGATATAACTGATTTTACAAATAAGAGTGAATTATTCACCCAGGATTTATTAAAGCGGGGAATTGATTTAACGAAACCTTTTAAAGTTATTGCGACTACCATTATAGTCCCGTCATTCCAACAGAATTTTATGGAGCAAGGCAGACCGGAAAAATGGAAACCGTTGAAACCGGAAACCATTATCGCCCGTTATTATCGCCGGAATAAAGGCAAGGGATTGGTTTCAAAAAAAATGCGGGGCATGAAATCGGTGGGTTCTGCAAGATATAAAGAATCATCCGCAGGGTTTCTTGAAAATGCACAGATATTAATAGATACCGCACAACTTATGCAAAGTTTTGTCCGGTTAAACAGTTCGGATAACGTGAATCGGATTATTAATAAAAATATTCTGGAAATGGGAAGTAAAAAAGTTTACGCTGCGACTCATGATCTGGGAAGTGATAAAAGAAATATCCCCGCACGACCCATTGCCGTTATCCAGGAACAAGATGCCGATGATGCCAACCGGATTATAGCGGATTATTTGATAGGTGAAATCAATGGCTGAACAATTACAACCAGATTTAACCGTTAAAACGATCGCTGACTTTTTACAAACGGTCATCAATTATTATGCCGGGTTTAATTTCATTCAGAAAGTATTTCATTATCAAAAAGCGAAACGAGATGGAGCCGGAAATTTAATTACTTCGATTGGATGGAATGAAATGCCAAGCCTTGAAGTATTCCGGATACGAAGTAATTTTGTGAATAAAGTATTTGATTCTACAGATGATGATTGCAATATCATGATACGGATTCAAATTGCCGAACCGATACCGGAAAATATGAGCAAGAAATTAAATACGCTTTCCAAAGCGATTGCCATTTGGTTGGAACGGGGACATGACCCCAATTATATGAACGATTTGAAAATTCAGAATATTGCGAATTTGGGAAGACATGGTAAAATCATAGCCAATGAAACGTTATATCATACCGAAGAGTCGGAAAATAAAGCCCTGGGTGTTATTACATCCGGTGTGCTCGCACGGGAAACATTATTAACTTACGATGATAGTTATATTCAATCGTTCCTGGAAACCATCGGGTTTGTCTTTAATCCCAATGACCCACACCGTCCATTTAAAGAAGATAATATTACCCCGGACAGTGAACAGGAGCATGGCAGTATCAATGAATTAGAAGAGTCTGTTACATAGGAGAAAATAATTATGCCAGAGGAAAAAGAAAAATCAAAAGTAAAAAAACCGATTTGCGATTTATTAAATATTGCTGATAATCAATTTTCTGTCATTGAGGAAGTCAAGCGGGTTATGTCGAAAAATAACTTACAACCCAAATTAAATGAATTTGTCAAACGGGCACTCCGGGCAAATAATTACGATGAAGTTTTAAAAATCGCCGGGGATTATGTTGAATTAGCAAACGAATAAAAAGGAGAAATCAATGAAAAAATATTTTCTATTATCTATCTGTTTATTACTGGCTGTATCGGTATTATCTCAAAACCTGAATATTTATAATGTCCCGTCCAATATAAGAAAACCCGGGGTTTACATCGATTATAATTTAACCTTGGCAAATCAGGGACTGGTACAAAACCCACAGGTCGTTTTATTGATTGGAATGAAAAGCGATGACGGTGTAGGAACGATTGGAACGCTTTATGAAATATTTGATAGTTATGCAGGGTCATCTGTATTTGGTTCTACTTCCAATATTGCTAGTATGATTAATTCAGCGATTGTAGCGAACCCCTATGTATCCATTTTTGCAATGGCTTTTGATTCCAGCACATCGGCTTATGCGATATCCACGACAATGGTTGTATCGACAACCCGTTTTCAAACGGTATTGGATAATGTATTTCCAAGCCGGTTTAATTTTATTGTTCCCGCTGTTAATTCAACAGATTTTCTTTTATTATTAAAAACACATATTGAAACTGCCGGTAATGCCATTGAGCAACGGGGTCAAGTAGCGGTGTTTGCATTCACAACTTCCGCATCATTTAATTCTACAAATACAATGACTTTGGCTACAACGGCGGCGGCGGCACTCAATAGCGGGCGTATGCTTTCTGTTTGTTATCCGAACCCGGCGGCGCATCATTATAATGTAGCGGCGGCC